CATCAGGCAATACAGCCTTTTCTGCAATTCGAGCTTGTATAAGATTCCCATAATTTGATTCTCTATCTAATCTCCAACCATAAAGATTATTTGGATCAACTTCAATCCAATAAGGTCTACGATTTTGTTGTCTTTCTTCTGCAAGACTCAATGCACCAGATGGAGCAGGATAATCTACAAGAATATGACTTTGACCATAAGTAAGAGAACACATTAGTACTCTTCTTGCATATTCATCTAAATCAGAACCACAACCATCAACATCCATCTTAAACATTTCTGTCCAATAAGGATCTCCTGTTAATGTAATAGGTTTTCTAAGAACTAAACCTGTAGCTGCTCTTATTAATCTTTGAGTAAACGGAGAAAATACAGCACGATTTACTCTTGCAAGGTAAGCATCAAAATCTTCTCTTGGTTCTAATGGCAAAAATGCTTCACTATTTTCTCTAAGATATTCAGTTCCTTCAGTAACAGCTTTCATTATTTCCCAACCCTTCATCATATCTAAAACAGCCCTTGTTCTAGTAAAAGGACTATCAATGCCACCTACAGAGGTAGATGAAACAATATTGGTTCTAATTGGACCAGGTACAGCATAAGTCATCTCAACACCTCCATCGTTTTAAAGCTAACGCTTTTCTTGTAGGTCTGCCTTTTTTATCTTTTAATGGCCCAGGCATTCCTTCCATCCGAGCACAAAAGCTCTTTCTTCTTTTCTTTTCTGATTCAGTAAGACCTGATTTTTTAGTAACAGGTGCTTTTAAATTACTGCCAGTAGCACGATTGTATTTCGCACGACCTTTGGCAGTAAGGCCACCTTTTTTAGATTTTTCTCCTCTACCTACAGATAAACTAACAGATTTACGTTTTTTCATTTGCCCACCTTTGCCTGTGCCTTTTTATGGGCTTGGGTAAAAGTATCTCCTGCTCTCATTCGCCTTTTCATAAACTCCATATGCTTATCGCTATGGTGTTCAGAATGTTTTTCTAATAAATTCTTTTGGCGAGTGGTAAGTTTCACTTCTTTTTCTTTTTTTTCTTAGAACGTAGTTTTTTAAGATCAGCAGCCGTGATCTTATCCCGTGGTGGAGCAACAGCAGCAAGTTTACGTTGTTTACTCGAATAAGATCCTTTAGGCATTACAAGTCGTTACCGTTAATATCACCATTAGTTGTAAAACTTACACTAACAGTTTCGAGATCACCTGTTGCTGTAGATAAACTTGTTCCTGTAATAACAGCATTGAAAGTTACTTTGTTAGAACCATTAAGAAATAACTCAAATTGTGCATCTGCTGGATCATCTGCTTGTAAGACATCCCTTAATATTTCACCTGTTGCATCAGTGGCAGTGGCAGCAGTATACAGAAAGTCAACAGTACCAGATCCAGAAATTAAACCTCCGATAAATTTTCTAGAATTATCACCATGAGCAGTGACATCTAATGTGTCTTTTGTTATATCAAGTGACCAACCTGTTGTTGAGATAACTGTTGCAAGAGCTTCTGATCCATCTTTAGAAAATTTAACAGAACCCTCCTCTCCACGAAAAAATGCCATGATCCAAAGAAAAAAAGTATATATACGATTATATTACCGTGAAATTGTGTTTTTTACAGCTATTTCTTCTTCTTTTTACGTCTATGTTGATAAGTTATCTTCTTACTACCTGTTTTTTCACGTTTAAACCTAGCTTTTTCTGCTGCTGTCATCTCTCCAACTGTCTTAGGTGTCTTACTTGAGATACGTTTACTAGGTCTACAGGCAGGATAACCTCGTTTTTCGCCTTTTGAACGACCACAAGGCTTACCAGTTTTTACATCAACCCAATTTTCTTTAAACCAACGGGTTAAACCACCCTTTGCTCTAGGATTTGGGCTACTTTTTGCCACGTTTTTTCTCCACTCGGTAAGTACCGCCACGTTTCTTATACTCTCGTACAAGCCACGCATTGGCATAAGCAGAAGGATAAACCTTGAATTTACGTTTAGCCTCTGCTTTTACCCTAGAGTATAACGCTTTATTTACAGGAACATTCACTACGTTTCTTACCTCCCTTCTTTTTTTTCTTCTTTTTCTTAGTTGTAGAATGATACATGATAAGAATTAGGTAGTTCTTAATATATTCTAAACGCAGTCTGCCCTAATGTCTCTGGTTTTGCCAAATTAAATTGTTGGAGACAAAGATAACCAAAAGCATCAAAAGCATGGTCTACACCTAAATTTTTATTAGGAAGACCAGTATTAGGTGCATATGTAAGAGTTCTTAATGCTTTTATCAATTCTTTACATCTTGGATGTATAAAAGTTCTCTGATCTCCATTTGCATCAAGCAAAGCAGTATTAACAGCAGTAATTTTATCTCTAATTTTCCAAGGTGATTTAGGACTCATAACAGTAAAACCACTACGTCTAAGAATATTATGGTCAGTAACACCAACTCCACTTGTTTTTCTTGCACTACCCGTTGGGTCAGGACAAGCAATAATTCTTCTATCTACCCCGTATCTTCTAGTGACTTCTTCAGCAAAATCCCATGTGGTAGCACCACCTGTCAGCATGATTTCATCAAAGACATATAAATTGTTGCCATGCTTATACGCACAGATTCCTGCCATAGGGTCAACGTTAAAATCTAAACCCAACAACAAAGGAAGCATATGTAAGTCTTCCACCTCTTTATCAATATTGTCATCACTGAAGCTAACAGCGACTAAACCAGTAAGATTTTCAAAACTAGCTTCAAATTCCTGTCTAAATGTTCTTGCATCCAGTTGCGACCTAGCTGCCTCAACTTCCTCTGGTGCAACATTACCCCCTTGTATCGTAGTAAAACTCCATCTTTTCCAATCATCCCATTCCTGTTCACCACAAAAACACCACATATCATAAAACCAACTAGCAGTGCCATCAGGTGTACTAATAAACAAAGCCCATCCCTGTTTATCCGCTAGAGCAGGTCTTATAACTTCAGCCCATACATCTCGATCCATAAACGCTGCTTCATCCAATACAACCCCTGCTAGGCTTCTACCCCTTAATGCCATCGCATTTTCTGTTCCCTTCAATTCAATAGTTGATCCATTTATTAATTCCAACCTTAAATCTGTCTCATTTTTACTCTGCACCCACACTTTCGGTACTAACTTTTTCAGTTCTTTCCACGCAATATCCTTTGCCATCCTATAAGTAGGAGCACAATAGAAATATACTTCACCAGGTCGATTGATTGCTCCTCTGAGCAATTCAATACAGGAAAGGTATGATTTACCAAACCTTCGCCCTGCAACCAACACCCGAAATCTTTTATCACAATTAAATACCTCCCCTTGTGCGTACCTTAAACTGATTTCTGGTTTGTTTTTTACCGCCATACTCTAAAAAATAACAGAAATTTCAATCTATACCCCCTATTTATAGCCTATTTCCGCATTTTTAGGTTATAGTTCGATTATTAACCCCTCTCAGATTAAGTCCGTGGCTTCTTCTACCTTTCCCAACGATATTACACCTCCAGTAGCTCAAGCGAATAAAACTCGCAGACCTAGATTTGTAGCTAGATCAACAGCAGAAAAGGTTCAAGAACGTGCTCAACGTCTTTACTCACGCCAACTTGACGGTAAGACTACACGCCAACTCGTAATAGAACATTCAAAAATTGAACAAATATCAATAACAACAGCCTGGGAAGATTGGGGTAGAGTAAAACATTGGAATACTGAAGATTGGGATAAAGATAGAGAAAATATGCTTCCTCGCCTTCAAGCAATGAGAGTACGTCTTTTCAATAAAGCCATATCAAAAGGTCAATTACAAACAGCAGCACAGATTCTAGACTCCCTTGGCAAAGTAATAGGTGAATCCGTAGAAACTGTAAACATCCAAGCTCCAGAGCTTTCAATTAAAGTTGAGTCAAAGTAACGAAGATTTAGGATATATATTTAAGTTCCTCGCCTGGGCCTACAAAAAAAATTTTCTGCAACTACACCCCCATATACCCTCTAAGGTGCCTAGGAGCCTCTGTGATAGCG